TGACCATTAACGACAGCGCCGGCATTAAATCTGACAGTCTTTCCATCACGCTGGCGGACAACAACCCGCTCCAGCCAATATCAATACCCAATACTGGCGCAGAGCTTGAAGTGTGGATTGGCTACGATCAGCAAGCCGTAAAAATGGGGCTGTACATCGTTGACGAGGTAGAGCTGTCTGGTCCGCCCGGGGTCATGATGATTCGAGCCAAGGCTGCACCCCAAACAAAAAGCCCTGCCGGAAAGTCTGCCCTTCAAACTCAGAAGTGGCGGTCATGGGATGCTGGTTTAACGCTAGGCGACTTGGTGTCAACCATCGCGCAGGAGCATGGTTTAGATCCGGCCGTGCCTGTCGATCTGGCAGGCCAAGAGCTGCCCCACTATGACCAAGTTGGCGAATCCGACATCAACCTGCTCACCCGTGCCGTAAAAAACTACGACGCCTTTGCAAAACCCGCCAATGGAAAATTGCTGGTAGCACGCAAGGCGATGTCAGAAGCCGTGTCCGGACAGCCGCTACCCGTTGTAACTGTAAATGCCAATGAGCTAACCGACTGGTCTCTCACTATTCAGGAGCGCGAAAGTTACCAAAGCGTAACCGCTACCTGGTACGACCAAGATGCAGCCAAAGAGAAAACCGTGACAGCTGGCCAGGGCGAACCCATCAAAGCGTTGCGGCACAGCTATAAGAGCGAAGCAGAAGCTCAGGCAGCCACGAAATCTGAGCTCAATGGAAAAGCCCGGGGCAAATCCAGCATTACTTTTTCAATGCCGGGTCGAACAGACGTGATTGCAGAAGCCCGCTTGCAGCTCACAGGCTTGCGCCCTGGCGTCAATCAGGAATGGCTCATCACCAAGGCTACGCATACGATCGACAGTAGCGGTTACCGGGTTTCAGGATCCGCTGAATTGCCGCTGTAATATACAGCTGCAACCCATTGATTGCGCTCTTATGCGCTGCCTGCGGTCTATGCGCCATTTCCAAGCCAATTTTATTGATTTATGGCGCTTTTTCTACGATGCACTATCGCCTTGACATGGCAGAGGCTCAAGCTGCCAAATCGTCAATTTACAATCCAAAATGACTATGCAACCCTTTGATCTATAAAGGCCCAAACTCCCGATTTTCCAACCCTATAAAAACACCGATTGTTTATGCTTTTCAGTAGCTTGCTGTGGGTGTCATCCTTACATGGGGTGCAAGGGGTCGTAGGTTCAAATCCTACCGTCCCGACCATATTTATCAATTGAGGCAGACACTTACGAGTGATCTGTCTTTTTTGCTTTTGGGCCATCCAAAACAAATCCAATATAAATCCAAAACCCACTACTCTGCCGACACCTCAACCCATCGAATCTCATCGTGCCCGCTGTCGTAATTGCTGGTCATTTTCGCTGTTGAGTGTCCAGCCAGTTTTTGCGGGTCAATGCCTTTGTCTTTGCACCGCTTAATACCCAGTGCACGGATCTCGTGGAAAGTTGGGCGCTCGTTGTCTGGCACGTCATCGAACAGGCCAGATTCATCCCGCGCTTCTGCGAATGCCCTGGTAATCATCGGCGGACTAACCTGCGTCCAGTGGTCCACCCCTGCGCGGTCTTTAATTTTCCTTTGTGGGCGCCGATGAACCAGGTACGGGCTGACCATTTCATCTCGGCAGCGTTTGATGGCTCTTCCCAGCTTTGGGCCAATTGCGATTGCCAAATAGCCAGTGTCGTACTTCTCGGTTTTTTCCTGTATCACGTACAGCTTGCCATCCCGAACGTCTGAAAACTTCATCCGTGACACGTCACCGCGTCGCTGCAGCGTGAGCAACGCCAAATCCATAGCGTTCTGGGCCCACACATCACATCGCGCATGTATCGCATCATATTCGGCCTGAGTCAGCCGCTTGCGGGCCTTCTTTTCTCGCCGCTTGAGCGTTGCCTCTGCCGGATTGTCTGACCGTAAACCGCGACTGATAGCCACCCTAAATAAATCGGCGGCCACTTGCCGTATCTGGTTTGCTGTTCGTGCCGAATGATCTTCAAGCAACTTGGCAATATCCTGCACGCTCACATCCTCAACCGCCACATCGCCCATTGCTGCGTTCAGCTTGCGGATCTGCACCTGGTACATTTCCAGCGTGCTGGGCTTGTACTCACGCTCGGGAGCGATGTTATCCATAAACCATTCCGCGTGCTGGCGGATCGTCACATGCCCAAGCACTTTGGCCACAAAATCACTATCAGGTATCAACAGTGAGTTGAGTTCTTTCGCGTCAGCAATCGCCTGTACCCGGCTGACTCCCAGGCCGTGAAATTTTCCGGTAACTGGGTGGCGATACTGGTACGACTTGCCGCCATTGGCCGGATAAAGGTTTGCCGGCAAAGGTTTGTTTGCTCTTTTTCGTGGCCGAGGGCTCATGCTGCCAGCACCTTATTGACCAACGGGCTTTTGGAAACCTTGATTCGATCCAAATCAATATAGTAGATAGTTCCGATCTTGCGCCCCGGCAATTCACCGTCGTCTATGAATCGCTTCAAGGTCTTCATATCCGGCTCGCTGCCCGGGTGGAAATATTCCGTGCGGAACTTTGTTGCTTTAATCAGTCGCATCACCAGGCTCCTCCAATCGTTGGTCGCTTTTTACCGCAAGGATCTCTTGGCGGAGGCGTCAGATTTTTCGGGGGCATTGGCTGCTGATGCTCAACCTGATACTTGCAGGCAGAACAGCGGTCATCGGAAAGATTGCCCAGGATGCATGGCAGGTTCGCCCGTAGCTTTCTTTGCGCGAGAGGATGACTGCACCGTTGCTCGTGAAAATGAATACAGTTTATGTTCGGCTGATATCCCATCACTCACCACCTCCCGCCTTGTCGGCCGCATCGGCGTCTTTGCGCAGGCGGCTGGCATAAATTTCGCAAACCCCAGCGGACATATTGAAGCCGCTTACTTCTCCCGGGTTTTTGGAGAGGAAAATAAGCTCTCCAATATCGCTTCCGGCTTGGTCAACTGCATCAGCCTTCTGCCTCAGGAGCCATGCAGCTGATGAGCCTCCCGCCTTGCGCAACTCGACCAACTCACTCACACCTGCCGACATGCGAGCGGATACGCACTGATGCAGCGCCTTCTCGTCTGGCACCTGGCCCCATGAGAAACCTTGCTTCGCTCCATTTGCGTAATGCAGGTCGCACATCGCATCTTCTCTGTGCTCAAGTTCAGCCAATCGCGCCTCTAGCCTGTCAATTTCTTCATACGGGTCGCAGAATTTGCCCGACGCAACGTGCTCAATCGTTTTCCATGTGTGCTCATAATTTCGCCAGTGTTTCTCTACCACTACGCAATCCGTGCACGCTACTTGATAGGTTGACAGTAGATCGCAAAGCGCTGTGTCCTGGTCTTCGGTCAGGTTTTTCTGCTTGATGACGTAGTATCTTGCTTCTCGTATGAAGTTACTCATCGCCAATTACCTCCTGCTTTGGTGGTTGTGTGCAATCTGGCTTCATAAAAACCAACCAATGAGTAAGCCCTTTACGACCGGACAAATGCCCAAAAAGCGGATCAACCGGCGAAAGCTTTAGAACCTCTGAAACTTTCACCTGCGTCTCATTCCACTTAAAAACAAGAACCCCATCAGGCTTTAAGACTCGCAGACATTCAGCAAACCCCGCCCTGATATCGTCGCGCCAATCATTACCGAGTTTTCCGTATTTGGCAGCAAGCCAGCTTTTCGGGCCAGCACGCTCCAAGTGGGGCGGATCAAAAGACACCAGGGCAAAGGTGTTGCTTGGGAATGGAAGACTTCGGAAGTCGAGCTTCACGTCAGGCTCAATGCGCAGTGTGCGAGTACCGTCCTGATTTCCATGAGATCGGTCACGAACGGTAAGCACTTCGCTCCTAATGTCTCCAAAAATCACATCCGGATTTTCGCGGTTTGCCCACATCATGCGGCCACCACAGCAAGGGTCTAGGATTTTTGCCTCTAGGATGAACTCACTCATGGTTCTGGTCCTGCTTCAAAAGGTGAAAAATGGCATCCAGAACATCAGAAACCACGACTGCATTTTTGATTTTCTCCAAACCCCTCAGCTCACGCACGCGCTGAACCTCTGAAAAAACCTTAAAACCGTCATATAGAATTCCCGGCACCACGGCGCTGGATTGAAACTCACCTTCTTGAAGCACTGACGCATCCGCAGTTCTAGCCGCACGAGCAAGGACTCTGGCCAACTCATCGGGCATGAAGTTTTCAAGGTTGCTCAGTTCGCGGTTAAAAAGTCTGCGGAAGTAGCTCATATCCAGACCGTAGCGATTCGTTCCGCGTTCTTCCTGAACCACGGCGCTGGCCGCGCTCAGTTCTTGATTAGCTAGATGCCAAGGTGTCCAGTAACCGTCGTCCATAGGCACTGCTATGGGTTTTCTTGGTCCGACCCATTCAATCCCGTATCTAGGTAGCTCCCCGCCATCGGACTTGGCGCGGGTTTGAACCAGTTGCCGCATCTGCGTGAATACCTGCGCCGCATTAAGCTCACCCCTGGCGATCATGTCCTCAATCTCATCTACTCTGCTATCACTCATCACAGCCTTCCCAACCGATTGGCATTTCAAAACCCGCCGCCGCAGCATGGCCACCACCGCCGTATTGCCTGGCAATCTCGCTAACGTCGACACCATTTTTCTGTGCGCGCAGGCTGAATTTGCGTTTGCTGGCTGTGTCGTAGTAGCTGGCGGCGAAGGACTCACCTTCGCTCATGATGTTGCCGGCGTCTGACGCAAACATATAAGGCAGGTTGGCTACGGGCACGTCATAGCCGCCGATGGTCATGCGCCGCTGTGTTTGCTCGATCAGCTGCGTTACGTCTTTGCTGTGTTTGCGCAGCAGTGCACAGCCTACGGTATAGATTTCTTCCCAGCCCTCGCCGGTTTCCAGCGCTGCCAGCAGCTCGCTCCACACAACAAAATCTTGGCGGTACGAAAACAGCGCTGCGCTTATGGCTTCGGTACCGTGCAGCTGGAACTGCCACAAATCGCGATCTTGAATAATGTCGATCATGCGTGGGCGCTCTACGGCTGGATAGCACCAGTCCCAGGTCATCGCAGCCCCGGAGCGGCTCATATCGAATTCACCGTGGATTGCGCCAAGGTCCAGCAGCGGCTGAATATCCGCTTGGGCGGTTTTGTGGTGGTCCAGAATGGTCACGCTGCTGGCTTGCTCGA